CTTTCTTGACGCGAGCAGAGAGGGCGGCAGACCCGAAATGGTTCGCACAGGGACCGGATATCAAGAAGTCACTCAAGCTAACAAGGGAGACCCGTGTTGAGGCCCGGAAGCTATACAAAGCTGACCCCAACCCGGCCACAGAACTACTACTCCGCAGGGCTGACGCTGATTTCATCACCGCGTATCGGAAGTACCGCGCTATCGATGCGATGGCTAACCCGAACTTCGGTGAGTACATCATCGGCAGCCGCATAAATGACCGCGCGCTTGTTGATGAGATCTTCGAGAATATAGATATACCACAGGTACAGCGAGGTAGATTGGCGGCAGGTAAACAGGCACCTCTTACTGGTAGCCTGGAACGCACAGGTGCTGAGGTCGCCCAGGTATCCAGGGCCCTATTAACTAACGCCGACCTTGCAGGGATGTTCATCAATGGACAGACCCTGCTTTACCGCAACACCGCGGCCTGGTTTACAGCTGTCTTCGAGAGTACGAAGGCTTTGGTCCGTGACCCGTGGGTATATGTGGGAAAGAACCGCCCCTTCTTTGATGAGGGTACAGAACTAGGCCACATCATACGCCCCACCGAATATATGTTCACCCAGACAGGTATAGCCTCTATACCCACCAGGCTGCCCTTGTTCGGTCCGGCGTTCAGGGCGTTCCAGCGGGCTTTCGAGTGGTTCATCATCGTGGGCCAGACAGAGATGTTCAAGGCTACCAGGACCAAGGTATTCAAAGGGAGGGCCAGGCCGAATGAGTTCATACCTTTGGAATCAGACGATGCACGGGAAGCCCTGATCGACCTGGGCAAGGCCATACGGAAAGAACTGGGCACCGAGAGCCATGCCATCCTTGGTATCAGGCCCACGCAGAGGACCCTGGAATCGATAACAGCATTTGCGGCGCGGTTCATGCGTGCCAATATAGGGCTTATATCTCTCGCCTTGCGGCCTACCCGTGGAGCAGACAGCCTGGAAGCCAAGCGGGCTCTCATGCAGATGATGGCGGGTGTGACATCCATGACCGCCGGTATACACCTTGTACAGACTGGCAGGCCGCCCAACTTCACTGACCCGTATGCGGCAGACTGGTTCCAGTTCCCGATAGGTAAGACCTATTACAACCTGATGGGGCCGCTATATAGCTATTTCCGTACCATAGCCAGGATCAGTGACGCTATGATAGAGGGCGACGAGGTCAAAGCCTTGAAGGAAGCCAAGAACTTCCTAGAAGGCCGCGCCGGCATACCCATCAGGGCGATGGGGATCACAGCACACATGATGGCTACAGGCAAATACCGCACCTTTGAGGGCGAGGAGGTCACCGGCATCGGTGGCGTTCCCACCCTGCTTGCGGAGTTCGCTGAACCGATATCTGTAGGCGGTGCCATTGAAGCCATAGAAGAGGGGCGCTACGAAGCTGTCGCCGCCGAGGTGTTCGGCTTACAGGGCCGTGCGACACCTAACGCCCAGATGGACATACTCTTCCAGCAGGCGATAAATGACCCACAGAACGAATTGTACCGCCGCAGGGTAGAGATGGGTCTTACGGAACGTGGCAAGACCTGGTATGACGCCGACCCCTACGAAAAGAAAATCATGGAAGAAGAGTTCTCGACCATAGCTGAGGATATAGTCCAAGCAAGCCGGGGTCCATACGGAGAAGCATCCAGGGAATGGGAGAAGCAGGATGCCATATACATACAACAACAGATAGACCTGGCAGCGAGGCTCCATAAACCTGTGAGTCCCGAAGACCTGGCGGCGGGGCTGGCACCAGTTGATGGGATCGAGTACCGTGCCCGGCTGCAAGATATCCAGAAGCGCCGCTGGGCCGAGCATGACAAGACCATCCGTGACTACGAACTCTTCCAAGAAGAACCTGAAGCTGACGATAGGTTCGAGCAGGCGATGTTCGATTACCACAAGGTCTTTGAACTATCCAAGGGGCCAGGCGGCACGATCCTCTGGGGTATCTTTGATGAGCTGATGGAGAAATACGAGGACGACCATCCGCCAGAAGAACTAGAGTACGTACTGAGTGTCTCTGGCTTGAATAATGACACTACGGCCACACAGCTACGTAATGACAAGCGGGCGCTCCGTGAGGTCTGGGACTGGCAGGAAGAACTGCTCAAAGAGGTGCGCCCGGATATGCTTGTAGCCTATGAGCAATACAGGAATATGAGCGTTACAGCCCAGCGCATGGTCAACCCTGCCATCAAACAGGTACAGAAGTTCATAAGCTATAGGACCTCGCACTGGCTCGAAACACGAGATAAAGAGGGTGACCCACAGGCAGGCTATCTGGAACAGAAGCTGGTCTACTGGGGTTATGAGACAGCGCCCGTCACCCAGAAAGGCATCGAGACACTTGAAGGCATCATCGATGCTATGGGTTACGACCAGAACCCGAAGGCTTTAGAGCTCAGGGACCCCAGACGGACACGGCAAGACCTGTACCCTACGCTATCCCAAGAGGAGCCGCCTGCTCCTAGTGCTGCTGAGCCTATGACAGAAGACGCACAGTGGTTACAGAGACTACGCAGTGCTAGATAGTTGACATTTAGTAGTACCAGTGCTTTCATATAGCTGTGACGACCCTGTATTAGGCAACTCACGGAGGTAATATGGCAGACGAACAGCAAGTAACCGAGGAAGTGGTCACTCAGGAACCTGACGCCCCGCAACCAGAGGTACAAGAAGCTGAAGTCGAAGCTACGGCAGAGCCAGAGGTAGACTGGAGAGCTCAAGCTGAAAGGCTAGAGCAACAACTCAAGACTGAGCAAGGCAGGAATCGGAAGCGAGATGATACTGATACCGCTATCCTAGGCATAGGCGACCGTATGGCTGCTATGGAGCAGTCAAACGCAGCCCTGGTCAAAGCGTTAGCGGAAGGCGACACCGAGAGTCTTCCACAGCAACTCAGTCAGATACAAGCACAATCACAGAATAACCAGCGTGGTAGAACGTACCAGAGCCGATACGAAGCGCTGACCGAACAGCTACGTGGAGCGGTGCAGGACACAGATGGCAACGAGATCATATCCCTGCATAGCGCCCCGGAACTAGAGGATGTGCGCCAATCATGGGTAGAGGCTCATAAGAACAAGAGCATGGCCGGTCTGTATAGCACATTGGTCCGAGCTCACGAAGTGGTACGGCAGGCAGAGCGCAGCAAAGCTACCCAGGCAACCGACAGTGCCAGAGATGAAGAACGCAAAGCCGCCACCCAACGGCTAGAAGAAGCCGGTATCTATGACCTAGATACTGGCCCCGCTAGTGCCGGAGGTGGTGCCAGCCAGGATGACTGGGCGTGGTTCACTCAGACATACGGCAAGATGGATAACCCTAGCCGCGCAGACCACGCAAGGGCCACTAGAATAAACAAACGAAGGTAGGAACTAATTATGGCTGCTGGCGATACTATTACCCAGTCACTAGCTGATAGCCTTGATACAATCGTAGCTTCAGCTAGATCGATCCGTGAATATGAGGGCGTCATGCCCAACCTGGTGGACAAGGTCACTCTCTCCGAGGGGACCGGCACCAGCTGGCGTGAGATCTCGATGGCTGCGCTAAATGCCCAGAACATCACCGAGACCACCACGTTGGATAACCCACAGCAGATGTCTGATACGGTCTTCAGCATCACCCCCACCGTCACTGGTATTCAAACCCTGGTGACTGACCGGGTCGCTGCCCGTATCAACTCCCAGTCCTATGCCCAGCTTGGTAGCTTGGCACAGAACGCCATCCAGCGGAAGAAAGACGAAGACGGCCTCACTGTCCTTGACGGTGCGACCACTTCCCTCTCTGGTGCTGGTACAACCCTGGCATCCGGTGTCATAGCTGCGGCGGCTTACCGCATCAGCAGCAACGCCACCGAGCCTGGAAACCCACCGTATCGGTGCGTCCTCCACGGCTTCCAGATCAAAGACCTCTATGATGAACTAACCGTCAATGTCGGTACGGCAGCGGGTGGTGAACTCACCGAGGGTCTGACCGCCCGTGTATTCGCAGAGGGCTTCCGCGGCAAGATCGCGGGGGTCGAAGTCTTTGAAGACGGGAACATCACCATCGACTCTAGCACGGATGACGCCAAGGGCGGCGTGTTCGCTCAAGAGGCCATCGTGCTGGTGCAGGGACGCGCTCCCCGTACCGCCACGGTCCGCCGGGAAGACATCGGCGCCGGAGCTACTGTGGTGTATCTCTATGACGAGTATGCCTACGGCGAGCGTAGCGCAGGGAACTGGTTGTTTGAAGTGATATCAGACGCTACTGCGCCTACTTCCTAGTGAACCAGCGACGCACCATATGGTCTGAGGCCCACGGCCCCATACCTAAAGGGTGGGTCGTACACAATCTGAATGGACAGCCTGCGGATGTGCGG